GAATCCAGGTGGTAGCTCTTACCCACCGTGCGGAAAAACGCCGCTGCGTAAATACTGGTGAAGTAGAACCAGCTGGGGTCCGTCCTGGCACTCAGCAGATAGTCCCACAGGTAGGCGTGACCGTTGGCGCAGACCCAGTAGCGGTTGCCGTCATCGAAGCCGGTAATCACGTCCCCGGCTCGCACATCGTTCAGAAGTCCGGGCCGCTGCTCTGTGCCATTCACGTTCCGGCTCAGGCACTCGATGTTGTTCTCCAATGCGGAGGTGCTGTCCCGGACAATATGCACACCTGCCTCCGTATTGCAGAACACCAGGTTGTTCTCGATCAGCTGAATGGTCCAGGGCAGGTCGCACCCGATCTTGGCGTTAATGGCCGTGTAGGTCAGAGAGATGCTGTCCCGGTCATCCACATCCTCAATGCTGTAACTGGACTTGCCGATGCTCCGTTCCTTGAAGATCACCAGAGTCCCGTACTGCTTGCCGAAGCCCGTGATGGCGTCCTCGCTGTCACCGGCCAGGTTGTAGAAGCTCATGGGCCAGTACCCGGCGTTCATGCTCACGCTGTCATTGCCGTTCCAGAAGAAGGCGTTGGGCTGCTTCTCGCTGCCGCCCAGCACGATGCACACGCTCTGGCTACCGCCGTACACGATGGCGTAAGGGCAGTCCAGAATCGCCTTCAGCGCGTCCGCATTGATCTTGGAGTAGGTGATCTCCACGGTATTGTTCACCGGAGGATTGGTCACCGGGGGCGCCTTCACAAAGACCACGGTGCCCTTTGCCAGGTCCGCCGCGTAGTCGGTGCCTGCGGTCTGAACCTTACCTCCCACCTTCACCTCGTCCACGCTGGTCAGTTCCTTCACCGGGAGCTGATAGGTGGTCACGCCCAACTTGGCCGCAAAGGTGATGATCGTGTCCGCAGGCGGAGCCGTGGTAAAGGTCACCTTGCCGGTTTTCACGTCGGTAGTGTAAATGGCGGTGTTCACAAGGGTGCTGCCAAAGTAGACCTCGCTCACTCTGGTCAGCTGGTCCTTGTCGGCGGTCTTACCCAGGTCGAATACCTTGGTGCTGCCGTCTCCGCTCTTTGTGATAAGGCTGGTCTCCTCAGCGGCGTTGTACTGGATCTTTTTCTTAGCGCTCAGTCGGTTCTCCGGCTGATAGCTGTCTCCGGCTCCACTGGACGGATTGGCGTTCATGATGATCGTGGGCGTGTAGGCGTCCTCCGTCATACTGGACGCGGAGAACACCGGCGTCTTGCCCGGGTCATACTTGATCTTGTAGAACCCGCCCCGGTTCTTGTAGAACAGCCAGTCATTGTATCGGAAGAAAGTGCCCCGGTTCATGGGGACACCGCTCACCAGCTCCTTCATCTCGGGAGCTGCCGCCTCCGGGTCCAGGTAGTAGAGCTTGTCTCCGATGTGGAAAAAGGCGTAATCCCAGAACAGCTCTCCGGCACAGGTGTATCCAACTCCGAGATCAGTCCAGGGCGATACACCCTCCGGCAGCGGGACCTGTGTCTGCGCCTCGCTGGGGCCGTAGAGATAGCGCTGCCCGTCCCGGCATTGCAGTACGCCGTCCTGCCACCATAGATTCTGCATCTCCGGGCTCTGGTTCCGGTCCAGACGGTAATCCAGCTCCCACAGGTTCAAGCCGCCATCCAGGCGGGGGAAGTCCACCATCTTCGTGGCGTGTTGGTTCGGCATGGACGAAAGGGAGATTTTCATACGTCATACACCCCGCTGTTAAAGCAGTAGGCATCCGTCACCGGGCCTACCTCCACCACGGCGCCGGGGGTGATCCGGCCCAGGCGGGACTCATAATCGTTGTAGAGACTGGCGTAGGCAAACTCGTCCTCCAGCATCACCAGGTTCGCCGCCGTATAGTACGTCGCAGCCTGGATCACCTCCAGGTCCTCCTCCAGCTCAAAGTCATCCGTCAGGGTATTGTCAGTGGGAAGCTGGTTGGGATAGCGGTAATACTCCACGGTGAAGCTGCCCTTGGCGCCCTTGGGGATCAGGATGTAGGTCCGTCCTTGCAGCCGGTAATCGTTGGTGCGCTGGAACTGGCCGTCCCGGATCACCGTCACGCCGCCGGTCCGCAGGCGCCAGAAATCTTTTGGAAGCTGGTAGCGTACCATGCCGCCGTAGTCCTCACCGTTCTCCAGGGGATAGATCACTGGCTGGGGCTTCGCCAACGTGCAGATGTTCACCAGGGCCTCGTTCATCAGCACGGGGATGCGGTTCAGATAGTCCGCCTGGTTATTGTAGGAGGCTGCCACCTGGGCGCCCGCCATGCTGTATTGGTTGATATGGCCCAGGACCTCCCGCTTGATGTCCGCGTATTTCAAGACTGTCAACCTCCTTGGTCTTAGAATAAAGCCCAGGTGCGGGTGTGGCCCGCAAGCAGTCCGCCTTTTCAGAGGAAAGACCTCTATTCCTGGAACTGCCCGTTTCACCGCCCGGGCGGATAAAAAGAAAAGGGCCCCTGCGAAAACAGGGGCCCTTTGGGTCAGGACTGAGGGATCAGCCCGCGTTGACGATGGCCTTGCCGTAGGCCAGGGGCTTCTTGGCGGAGTCGATCTCCACCACGGCCACAACGTTCTTACCGGTGCTGGCAGCAACCTCGGAGCCGTTACCGGACAGTGCGGTCCAGTCGGAGTCGGTGATGGCGGTGCCGTAGGCTACCTTCGCCAGGGACTTGTCATCCGCAGCCATCTGGTACTTCCAGGTGTTGCCGCTCTCGGGAGCGCTGGGTTCAACCAGGATGGTGGTCTTGCCTGCGTCAGTACCGGCGGTGGTGACGTTCAGACCCTTCAGAACGGGCTGATCGCCATGGTAGTAGATGGCGTCGGCCTTCTCGTTCAGCACGAAGCAGTCATAGATCACGCGGCCCTCAACCAGCCAACCGGAGATGCCGGGAGGGTTATCGTGGATCTTATACTCCTCCAGCTGCTTGGGAGCAGTGGCGGCGATGGGGTGGGTAATCATGAAGGCACAGCCATTGGGGAGACGGCTGGAGGGAACACGGACGATCTTGCAGCCGTCCACCTCGCCGGTCACGCCCTTCTGGACCATCTCCTGAGAGCGGTCACCGTACTTCACGAAGGCGGGGTCCTGCATCAGCAGGTTGGCGAACTTGTAGGAGCAGAAGGCAACACGGCCCTTGTCAGGCACGTTCTTGTTGCCCAGGGACTCCATACCATCCAGGAAGCTGGCGTAGGCGCTGTTCTTTTCGATCTTCGTGGTGGCATAGTTGCCGCGCTCAGTGGCCTTCGCAGCCAGAGTCTTAAACACGTAGGTGTCGAACTCGGGGACCCAGACCTCGCGGATCTGGCGGGACAGGGCCTTACCGGCGTCCATCACCATCATGCTCTGGGTCTTGTCGCCCTTGTCGATGATGAAGGTGTAACCGCGATCCTTGGTCACGGTCAGGGTCTGAACGTTACGGGTCAGATCCTTGGGGGTGCCGTAGCGGTTAGCACCGCTGCGGTTGTAGTCATTCATGGGGACTACGGGGATGGAGTACACATTGACGGTCTGGACGCCGGTGAACTTATAGTTGTTGTTCAGCGCCAGCATGGCTTGGGACTCGCGGCTAAAGCGCTCGTCAACCTCAGATGCGTACTTAGAAGCAAGATTTCTGCCTGCCATGTGATTGTTCTCCTTTCAGATTCCACACACAGCGCGACGGACAAATAAACTCGGACCGGTTCTTACCAGTCCTCCGACAGGCCCTTCAGGAAGGGATCGTCGGGTTTCGTGTTGGTGGCACCGCCACCGGTTACGCCCCGCACAGGGGCCTTTGCCGCCGAAGCTGCGTTGTGCTTCAAAACTTCGTTTTCCCGTTTCAGGGATGCGGCGGCTTTCTGAGACTGCTGCCCCTTGTATGCCAGATACGCGGTCAGGAGATTGGTGCCGTCCGCAGCGGCAAGCGCCACTTCGTCAGGGATCTCCTTAACCTCGGGGTACAGTGCGCGAAGCTGTTGGACCTCGGAGAGAAAGTCCCGTTCAGGACTGGTCTCCTCGACAACAGGCTCGGTGGGCTCCTCTGCGGTATCCTCCAGAGAATAGCTCTTGCCGCCGCACTCATTTGCAGCGACCATGCGGGCAGCAGCCTCCGTCATACCGGCATCAATCTGATCCTGGTATACCTGGCGGTATTGCTCCTTCATCTGGCGGTCCTTCATGGCGTCGAACGCCTCGGCCTTTTGCAGCCGTGCGATCAGCTCCTCGTCCGTCATACCGTTGATGTCAACCTCACGGTCCTGTTTGCCGTGGTTCACCTTCAGCTTCAAAATACGCGGGCTCTTGACAGGCTCCTCCGTCTGGCCTGACGTAGGTTCGTCTGCCGGGGGCTCGGTGCCTTGGCCTTCCTCGTCCGATTCCTCACCCGTGGTGGGGGCAGGATCGTCCTCGGTGCCGGTCTCGGTGGTCTCCTCTGCGGCGGGGTCCTCTGCGGGCTCGTCAGCCTGCTCAGTTTCCTCGCCCCAGGTGTCAGGGTCCGCGAGAAGGTCATCGCCATCCTTCCAGCCGCTGGGGATGATGGCATCTTCCTCCTCTCCGATACCGGTGGTCATCAGCTCTTGGTCTTGCATATTGGTCTCCTTTCTCCCATGGTGAGGGAGGTCAGATTTGTATTTACAAAGCCGACCCCGGTCTCAGTGAGAAACCGGAGTCGGCATTTGCACGGATAAAGTTTTACGCGGACCGCATGGCACCCTGGGCCAGCGCGGTCTTTTTCGCAATGTTCGGCAGGTTCTCAAAGCCCGCCTCAGACTGTCCCGGCAGCGCTGCAACCGCTTTGTCCCGGGAGATGTCACCGCCCTGGGCAGGACCGCCACCGCTGTTGGGCCCCTGGAGCGGGGAACCGGGCTGCGGGATAGCGGCACCGGCAGCAGCATTGGCCTGCTTGCCCTCCGCGATCCGGCCCTTCAGCTCATCAATGAGCTCCTGCTTCTTGGGGATCAGCTTATCGGGGATACGCTCCAGATACTGGATCACGTCCAGCGTACCGTCATGCCGCAGGTTGTCCAGGGTCTGCGTCATAGCGATCTCGCTGAAGTAAGTAGTGGCGCCCACGTCCACGCGGAGGTTCAGCCACAAGTGCTTGAACTGTCGGAAGTCAAACTCCTTCAGCACCTTGCGGACGATCTTCTGTGTTGCCATCTGGCCCGTCATGGGGTCGATCTGCGGCACATTGCCGGGGCCGATCACCGGCTCCTCAAACTCCTCCTCCATGACGATAGGCCGGGTGCCGTAATAGGTTCCCATGAAGTCCAGCAGAATGGCGCCCATGTCCTCCACCCACTCGTACACATTGGAGCGGATATTTTCCAGGGGCACCTCTGCGTTGGTTTGCAGCACCATCAAAGCGGAGGTGTTGTCCGGCTTCACGTTGCCCATCTGCGCGTCGGTAGCGCCCAGACACTCCTTGGTGTAGGCCATGGCCTTGTCGATCAGGGTGAAGATCTGGTTGCTCATCTCCGCCGGTTGCAGGTTATAGGCCACCTGGGAAATGTTCTGCCCCGGCGTCAGACCCTTCACACCGATGGCCTGACCCACCTCATTGGTCCAGGAGGAGATCAGGTCCGCGTTGTATACGGTTTTGGGGAACGCCATGAGCTGTAAGTGCCGCATGGCCGTTGCAAACATCTGGTTAATGAAGATCTGGTTGTAGATCAGACCGCTCACCAGTGCCCGCCCGTGATACTGGTTCTTCTGCTTCTCCCAGTTGCCCCAGGCAATGGGATAGCGGGTGAGGCCCGTGTCCACGTCCTCATAAATGATGGCGGTGCGGGTGGCCTTGGTCACGTGGACCGTGGTCTCCACCACCTTCACCGGCTTCCGCTTGGGGACCGGGTTGCCGGTAGCGTCCAGCACGTCCTTCTCGTAAACGGGGTTGCCCTTGGCGTCCACCTCGTCCTCATAGACCACATCACCGTTGGCGTCCACCTTGTCAACCTCGTGGCTGTCCTTGGTGTACAGCAGCACATACAGCGCCTTGCCGTTGCCGTCATCGCTGGTGATCTCCGTCTTGCCGCCCACGCCGGTGAAGTCCAGGTTATCCATATCGGGCTGGATGCCCTCGGTCTCCATATCGTCCGCAGCCTTGCCGGACTTGTAGATCTTCTTGTTCTTCTCAAAACGCTTGGCTTCCCACTTCAGATGCTCCACCGTGTCCCGGCCTACGATCAGAATGTAGGGCTGGGTTTCCACGCGGCGGTCATTGGGGTTGCCGAACATCACGTTGATGCCGTCCACCAGCTCCATCTGGATCTCGCCGCGATGGGCGCCAAACGCACCGCCGTAGGGGAGGGCGTCCGGGTCAAACCAGAAGTGGGCGCAGTAGTCGCCGGTGATGGCGCCGTCAAACAGGGCGTCCCGCATACGGTAGTCCATCTTGAACTTCTCCAGCAGGTTCGCGGCCTCCGCGTTGGCGAAGGCTGCTGCGTCATGGTTCGGGTCCGTCAGGTTGCTCCCGTCATAGTAGGCCAGGGGTTCAAACCGTAGGGCCACACCGGAGCTTGTCAGGGACGCAATGAACAGCGAGGCCACCCGCTTCAGGATGTTGAATACCGGCTTCGGCAGTCCACGCATGGCCGGGGTGTCCGGCAGGTGGAGCCACTGGTTTCCGATAAAGAACTCCGTGTTGGTGTTCACCGTGCTGTACTGATTGGGAACCAGACGGTTGTTGTAAAGCCGTCCGTCCTCGTACAGCTTCCACGCCTGGGTGATATTGTTTTCCTTCAAGGGTTACCCCTCCTTTGCTACGGGAGGCGGGTAGTCATACGCCTCCTCCACGCCATAGTTGTGTAATGCCTGCCACGCTTCCCGCTCGTCACGGAGCTGCTGCTTCTGCGCCTCCGTCAGCTCGTCGGCGGTCACAGTGGCATGGTGCTTCGCGTCCCGCTCCTTGGCCTTCCAGCCCACCAGAGCGCCGCCAAGAAACACAGCCAGCACACTCAGTCCGGCCATAAAACCAATTAAAAATTCCATACGTTCTCCTTCTGTATGCCGGACGGAGGAGGCCCGTTTCCGGGCCCGCCACCGCCAGGAGGAAAGAATGAGCCCGGTCTGTTGACCGGGTGGCAGGGACGGTTGAGAATCGAACTCACCCAAGCGGTTTTGGAGACCGCCTCGCCAGCCTTGGAACATTCGCCCCTATACCCCGCGTTTACGTACCCGCCGGAGCGGATACGTGTTCTAAGTAACGCTCGATTCAACGCGGGCAAATCGAACGGCCCTCACCCGGAGCCGGGCCCTGCTGACGGGACACAGCGCTCGCCAAGTATGGGCTTGCCGCAATGTTGCCCCTGTACGCTGTCAGCTTTGGGATTTGGCGGAGTGTGAAGGTAACGATCCTTCTTGGCGTTGCCGCCAGCCTGGGTTTAGCAAACCCGCCCCTTACCTTTCGGGCAACACTCCTTATCCTGGTTTTAAGGCCCCGGGAACCTCTTTGTGGCGCCGACAGTAGGACTCGAACCCACAGACCACGGATGGCTCCGGTTTTCTGGACCGGTCCGCTACCAATTACGGTGTATGTCGGCATTGGTGTCGGGGGCGGGACTCGAACCCGCGTATACCGGCTTATGAGGCCGGACTGGTGCCATCTCCAGTTACCCCGATATGTGGCAGGGATGGCTGGATTCGGACCAGCGCATGAGGGAGTCAAAGTCCCTTGCCTTACCGCTTGGCTACACCCCTGTATGAAGCGACCCCGCCATGGTACGCTTCGGTGAGAGGCGCGGCGGGGTCT